CTGCACTGCTTCTGCAAAAACTTTGGGCAAACGATTCCAGCGGTCACTACGCCAGGGCTAAACGCTGGTGCCAAAGAAAGCGTGGTGACCACCGAACTTGTCGCCTGCGCAGGTTTGGATTCAACAGGTGCAGACGCAGCGACATGGCCGTAAACTACGTCTCCATCAACGACGACCGTACCTTTAGGCGCCGCGGGAATGTCATCTATGCTCAAAATACAGGGCATCGACAACAACTCAGAGGGGTCCTTGATATCGTCCAAGTACTTGTACAGTGCAGTGCAATCACTGCCGGGTATGAAACCAGTCACAAAGGCCTCAGCGTCTGGATGGGATATGTTGGGCCAGTTTTCGCTAGCCGCATATTGATCCCACCAACTGGACGTGGTGGTATCGTATTCCACTTTGAGGTCAAAACCGATACGTGCGCAAGCATCAAGCAACTGCTCGAGAACGGGAGTGTGTCGATCAGTCAACGCCAAGCTGGCCAATTTTTGGGCCAATTTGGTGAGAGGAGGCGTCGGGCGCATATTAGTCACATGCAATTTGGACAAAATACGGCCCAAGTCGCAATGGGAATATGGTGCCCCATGCCATACTCCATACGTGTAGAATCGTGATAAGAAATTGACGCCATCAACGCCGTTTGCAAACACATCAACCACGTACTTCTGCCCCATCATGGCTGCAGCCTTAATTTGTTCCGCAGCTCCCACATGATCTGTGGTGAACTCAGCGGAAATGCCGTCGTCGCCACCATAAACACCTGGTGCGAAATAGGCTAATGTTGGATCAATGCCATACAGCCTACGGGCCAAATAATCAATAAACTTCGACTGCAACGTGTTGAACAACGAAGTTTCGGGCGACCCACTGCCGCGTTGAAACTTAGTTTTGTACTTGACACCGTGCTTAGATCGCACTTTGTTTTTGTACTGACGTTTATGCAACGCCAACCCTTGGTCAACACTTTGGGCGTCAAAATAGGCCGTTATGACCATGGACTCCAGCAGACGCGCCTTATCGCTGTTGTGTCCATCCATTCGTGAAGCGTCGCTGCATGCGACACCCTTGCTAGAATTCACGCACACAGACACCACCTCGTTAGCTAACTGCTGGGGGGTTTTACCGAAAGCATACCATCTCGACTCGCCGATGTGATCGGCTAGAGCGTAGATGTATCTTGAATACTCCCTCTTATCAACAGTGTTGTACGTGGTGATCGTTCGCGGATCATTCGCGGATTGGTAGGGCTCGGCCTTGAGGAAGGTGGCACATTTAGCTTCACCTTCCTCATCAGCTTCAGCCTGTCTCAGCAAAGCCCTCTGTGTCGGGCGTGGTTGTCTTTGGTAGACATCGTCTATGTCTACTGGTTCGCCAACACGCTTGTCAGGCACCAAAAAGTCAACAAACTCACGCATACAATCGGACAAAAATTTGGATGGCGGCCCCGCACACAAACGCTCAGCTTCCTGCTGTGGCAAAACTACGCGCCGCTGGATGGATGCATTCTCGTTATTGATGCAATCATCTGGAACAAAAGCCCCAGGAACCAGCGGTGACATGAACGACACCATTAACGGTTTGACCTCAGGGTCGTACTCTGACTCTTTCCCAACACATTGGTAGTTTCGTACACCTTCAACCGCAGAGTATACCGTACTTGTGGGTGCCTTCACCTTGCAACCGGTGAAATAATCAGCAAAAATCGCCGCGGTAACGCGCACAGACATGGGGGCGGGCCCTGACCCCTCGTGTAACCATGAACGTATCGTGGATGCGCCGATTTTGTTCGACGCAGTAGATACAACAGCACTCAAGGCGTCGACGGTTTCGACAGGTAATGTGGCTGCCGTGTATGATTCCACACGTGCGACACTACGCATCAAACCTTCAACCGTTTGTACATCCAACACATTGAAGGCGCCGTTGTTAACGTGTAGTCGCTGCAACTTATGCGAAGCCAAACACGACACCAACCACCCGATAGGGCCGACCCAATGGCCGATTGGTACAAGAAACACATAAGAATGGTGCAAATTGGCCATCTTGCGTTCCACGAGAAATGTGCGAGTTGTCCACCAGGATGACACTGTGACTTCCTCGCAACCATAGTCCCAAATCTGATGCTTATACCGCGCCCCACCGGAAACGCGGTAATCAACCTCATCTTTTTCATTGAAACTAAAACTGAACTCGCCTGTACTACAGGCTACTTCCACCGGTTGGAACGTGTACAACAAAGTTGGCTGGCCATGGTCCAAAAGCTGCTCGGACATGTCCATGTAATAGTCGGTATCTACCACAACAGACATGTGCCCATCACCAGGCACCGCCTTACTTACCGCTACGGTTGTGTCTTTAGTCCAGTGGTAAGAGCGACTGAACTCAAACCCGTTCTTCACATCGATCGCCGACGCTTGGTGAATGAACGGACGCAACCCTGCCGACGCACACACGTGTGTGGCGAGGGTGGTTGTACTCGAACGCCAGGCCGCACTCTGCGGGTGGCTGTGCCCAGGATTAACCTCACTTATGTGCGGGGTCCTGGTATCACGGAAAGCTATACGGTACGCATCTGCGCGATGACGCACGGCTCGGTTACCGTATGCAATGACCTTCGAGAACAACCCACGGATCCCATTTGCGATGAAGCTCTTGAAACGCTTCCACATGTGGCTGCGTGCGCCAGATTTGTGGAAAATTAGAGCGACACCACACACCCCGATGAGGCTCGCAATAACCACCGTACGACGGCGGGTGCTGCGCGCTCTCACAAGGATTGGACATCCCGATGCGTAGTCAAACTCATACACTGGCTCATCAGCCATAAATGCATGAGACAAAGTCCTGTAAGCACGCTTGTAGATACTCGGTGGGCTCGGGAATAGTGATTGAACGAATTTTTCGCCAACAGTGCGGTTGTCGGTTAACCCGACAAACCCCAAAGAAGCGTTAATACCTTCACTCACTGTCTCGAGAACCGGGCCAGGGTTGGGCTCAATTCCGACAAGCGGTGGCGACGGGGGAAACCCAGGAGCTGCGTACAACTCCCGTTTCGTACAAGCGTGAGGGTAAACCGGTGCATCTCCTGCAAGGGGTTGCGCCAACCGGACTGGGCCGGTTAAACTCTCACACTGAAAGGTGGTATTTTTGAGGCCGTACAGTTTACAATTCTCACAAAATACACCACAAATGGTGCACTTAGGGCCACCACACTTGGCCGCATATTTGTAGAACGTGTTGTAAACTCTACACGGCTGCACCACGACTCTTTCGAGGCTGCACTGAAAACGGTGATTTAGTGAAAACGACATGGGTAATGTTAATGGGATTGGGGGGGGGTGGTCAAAACAATAAAACAAAAC